TAGATCTGTCCGGCATGAACCGCTACAAGGCGCGGGTGGCTGAAGATACGGTAGAGATGACGGAACTGTGGGTCTGGAACGATGACACGCTGGATTACCAAGTGGTCACAATTGCCGAACCGGACGTCATCATCTATGACCGACCAGGTGAGCAAGTCTTCCTGAAGGGCGAACTGCCGTTTGTCCAACTTTGCCCTAACCCAATGTACGACTACTACTGGGGTCAGAGCGAGGTGCAACGTCTGGTGTTCTTGCAGTCGTTGCGGAACAAGCGCATGACGGAGATTTTGGACTTGCTGTCTAAGCAAGTTGCGCCGCCTACGGCATTGATTGGCTTTACCGGCATCTTGGATGAAAAGAACTTTGCGTTGAATCGGGCAGGCGGCTTGCTGGCAACCGATATGCCTAACGCCAAAGTTGAGAAGATGGCTCCGCAAATGCCAGGTGACTTGTTCGAGGTGATCCGTGAAGTGGATCAGATGTTCGCGGAAGCGTCAGGTATTACAAGCGTACTCTCAGGCAGAGGAGAAACCGGCGTCAGAAGCCAAGGTCACGCCTCCCAACTCGCCCGACTTGGTTCCTCAAGAGCGAAAAAACGTGCGCTCATTATTGAAGATAGTCTGGAAAAAGTAGCCACACTGTTCCTAAAACTGATTCAAGCCTACGATGACAGCAAGCTGAAAGACGCTGAAGGGTTGTCATTTATAGCAGAACAGTTTACAAACAACTATGTGGTGAAGGTAGACGCGCATTCCAACAGCCCAATCTTTACGGAAGACCTGCGACAGCTTGCCTTCAATATGTTTAAGGCTGGCGCTATCGACAAGGAATCTTTGATAGATTTGCTTGAACCGCCGATGAAGCAGTTGCTGAAGGAAAAGCTGAAGATAATGGAAGCAAAGCAGGCGCAGCAGCCGCAACAGCAAACGCAACAAAGTAAACCTGACCTAAAAGCAGTGGGGGAATAATGGCACAAGATGCAATTTCACCAAAGGCTGACCAACCGAGAGCAGGCACAACGGCTCCGATGCAAGATTCGCCCCGCCAGCCTAATTTGCAGTATCGGGTGCAAGGCGTAAGGAGTTTTGACCGTAGCCCGTCCACACGGACTTACGGACGTACAGTAAGGGGATAAACCTGTCAGGAGATGACGATGTACAAGAAAATGAAGCGCGGTCGCAAGACTCGTCGGTAATTCCTAGTAAGGAATGGGGTCTGGCTGACTTCCCCTGTTAAGTTGGCCGCATTTTGTGGAGGCTACTATGGCACGCAAAGGTCGCAAAGGTCGTAAAGGCCGCAAGTAATCCTTAGTGATTTCCCTGCGGGGGCGGGGAGTTTAAATATACGCCCCTACTTGACAAAAGCTATCAAAAAGCTTACTTCTATCGCCAAAATTAATTGGGGTATTTATGAGCGTACCACCGGATCAACTGATGCAAATGATGCGTAGCCAGCGTGGGGCTGAACAGCCTTCTCCTTTGGCCTCTGAAGCGTCTGCAACAGATCAAACCCCGCCAATGTCTGCCCCAATGTCCACACCTGAACCCAAAATGGGTAATCGTGAAGGCGCAATGGTCAACTTAGGCTTGGCGATGGACTTAATTCAACAAGCACTGCCTGCGTTGGGTAGCAGTTCACCTGAAGGCGTTAAAGTCTTGTCTGCGCTACGCACCTTAACTGGTGTCATCGGCGGCAAGAAAGAATCCGTTGACGAATTGAAGCAGTCTGAGATTCTTCAGATGCTACAAACACTTCCGCAGGCGGGTGGCGCAACGCCGGAAGGTAAAGCTTTGGCAGCAGCGCCAGCAATACCTGGTATGCAGATGCCAGGCGCAACCCCTCAACCAATGTAAGGAGAAATCATGGATTTATTCAAGCCTCGCGGTGCTTCTGCACCTCGTAAACCTACCGACAACAACCAGCAGAATGGTCAAATCGTTAATACTCCACGTTACTCGGAGTTTGGCGGTCTGAAGAACGCTGGCGCAGCAGGCAGCAAGAACAAGATGCAAGTTCAGAAGCCTGGTGACGGTAAGCGCGTTATCTAATTTATTAAGGGGATAGTCATGTCATTAGAAGACCTAACACCAGAAGCCCGTGACGAACTGGCTTTGCTTGCAAAACAACTGTCCGAGAATCCTGAAACCCGCAAAGACTTTCTGCGTCAAGTACGGAAGGTTAAGCCGGAGATGCCGATTCCCGAACTGGAAATTGAAGACTACACGCGCAATGCGGTAGATAAAGCGTATGACCGTGTAAATCAATTGGAAGCAAAGCTGCGTGAGCGCGATGCGATGGATGAACTCAACAAGCGTCGTAGCAAGTTGAAGTCCAAAGGTCTGATTGACAACGACGAAGATATTGAAGAAGTGGAGAAGGTGATGTTGGAAAAAGGCATTACTAACCACGAAGCAGCAGCAGAATACTGGCGCTGGATGCAGCAATCTGCCGCACCGACGCCAACTGGTTACAACCCGTCAACTATCAACAAGTTCGACCTGTCGAAATACTGGAAGAACCCTGTTGCTGGCGCACGGGATGAAGCAGCAAAAGCACTCAATGAGTTGCGGAAAAACCCGCGACCCATTGGCCTGTAAACAAGGGGATTTTTGACTCGGAGATAAACTATGCCTATTGGTGGCGGTATTCTTCCGGCAACGGGTAGTACGCAATTTACGGAACTAACTTACGTTACCCGTAGGGCGTTTATCCCGAAGCTGGTCGTACAACTCTATAACTCGACACCGCTGATGGCGGCTCTGATTGCTAACTCGCAACAGGCTTCCGGCGGTGTTTCCTCTGTAACTGTTCCTGTCCAGGGTTCACAGTTCGTAAACGCTCAGTGGTCAGACTACAGCGGCTCGTTCGCTCAACCGTCTGTTCAGCAGGGTGCTTACAACGCTGAATTCAACCTGAAGCTGATGATTGCCCCAGTACCGTTCCTCGGTATGGAAGGTGCAGTTCAGCAAGACGCAGCTATCATTCCTCTGATCGAAGCGCGTATGAATGACGCGACTAACGTGATGATGGATGCAATGGCAACTGCCTTGTACAACAACACGACGAACACCCAACAGTTCACCGGCCTACCGGCTGCTGTTTCGTCATCGGGTACTTACGGCAACATTAGCCGTTCGGCCTACACTTGGTGGCAGTCGAAAGAGTATGCCGCTGGTTCGGTCAATCCAACCCGTCAAAACATCCTTCAGTACATTAGCGGAACCGTGAAGAACGGTGCTGAAGTACCGTCGTTTGGTGTTTGCGGTTTCGGTACTTGGACTCTGTTGGCTCAAGACTTTGTCGGTCAAGAGCAGTACATGATCACCCCAGGTAACGGCTTTGATGGTGACGCCAATGGCCCACAAGCAGCTTTCCGCGCTTTGATGGTCGCTGGTGTGCCAATTTATCCTGATCCTTATTGCCCTGAAGGTACTGTTTACTTCCTGAACAGCAACTACCTGTCGCTCTATATTCATGAGCAGGGTTCGTTCGTGTTCACGGGCTTTGAATCGACCCTTCCGAACTGGCAGATTGGCTACGTTGGCGCAGTGCTGACGATTGCTGAATTGGTCAATACGAAGCCTAAGTCGATGACCAAGGTCACGGGCTATAACTCTCTAACACTGTAAAGGAGAAATAGTCATGGCACTTGGCTTAAATAAAATTCTACTTGCTAACTCGGCAACTGGCGGTGACGGTTCGTACTTCCAGCCTTATTCTGCCGGTAACGCAACTGTTGTTCTTGATGCTGGCACTTATTACATTGCGCCAACGGCAAACGTCACGATTGAACTGAACACCAATACGTCGGGCAACATCAGCAACGCTACTTGGGCTGTTGTTGTTGCTAACAATACTGGTGGTCTGTTCATTGCTGACGGTACTAACGTCCGTGCAAACGTGCTGTCAGGTACGCCGACCATTACCCTCTACACCGTTAATGGTGGCGAGGATGTAGGCAGCACCTACGCATAAGGAGCCAACAACATGAACGCAAACCATGTAGGTTCGCTCTATCCAGACGGGTTTGGTAACTTTGCTTTCGGTAAGGCAGTTGGCGTTAGCGTCGCTGCTACCGGAAACGCAGTTGCTCAAATTCCTGTCGTGGGTGGCAGCGAGTACATTGTTCGCAGGATTGTTGTCGCTAATGCAAATCAGAGCATTGCTGCGGCTAACGTGACGATCTTGACATCTAACGATGGCAATGCGTCTAACGCTGTTAGCAATGCAACTGTTTTGTCCTCCGTCAGTGGCACAGATAAGTACCAGGATGTTACCTTGGCAACTGGTACTGCTACGACGGTTTATTCTGCTGGTTCAATGTATGTAAAAGTGAACACAGCGGTTAGCGGCGGCACTTGCGACATTACTGTTTACGGTGACATTATTACGCTATGACAACTATCTATGTGACGAATCGGGGCGAAAAGGCTCTGATCCAAACCTACGCTTTTAAAGACTATAAGTTTCCTGTAAACGAATCAGTTGAGATCAGCGTGGAGATGGCGCGTCATGTATTTGGTTATGAGCAGGAAAATAAACTTCCTGCGATGGTGATGCTTGGGTTATGCAAATCAACCAATGAGATCGAAGAAGGTTTGGTCAGGTTGGCAAAGTTTGAGATAACCCAAGACAAGCCGGAACAGAATCGCTTTTTATCCCCTGGCGATGACTCAGTAACCCCCCTTGTGCCTAAAGCACATCGGGGGAGAACAGTCGTTAAAGCCGCTTAGATATGGGTCTTAAATGGCAACTCTTAACAGCTATATCACGGAAGTCCGTAGGCTGTTGCACGATGCAAACGGGAATTTCTATTCCGACTCCGAACTGACTGATTACATCAACGGAGCGCGGGAGCGTGTTGCCAGAGATACCGGCTGTTTAAGAAAACTACAAGTTGCTCAAACACCAATAGCACCCGTAGGCTATTCCGGTAATCCGGTAGCGTGGGCTGCGAATACGGCGGTCAATCTGAATGACTTGGTTTTCTCAAACATCTTTACCTATGTCGTTACTACGGCTGGTATAACGGGTGATGACCCGCCGCCGTATCCAGATTCTTATACGAACTTCCCGCCATCAACGCCTTTTGCGAATGGCACAGCACAGCTTCAGTATGTCGGCAATGTTGAGATCATTCCTTATGGCAGTTTGCCGGAAGCTGGTCAGACGCTAGACATTCTGAACATTAATGTGTTTTGGGGGAACAGCCGCTACCCGCTGTCCTATATGTCTTGGACACAGTTCAACGCACAGTTGCGGTATTGGCAGAACTACATCGGGCGTCCAGTAGCGTTTTCGGTATTTGGTCAAAACCAGATTTACATTTCGCCAGTACCTGATCAGGTCTACACCATTGAGGTAGACACGACCATTTTGCCTTTGCCCTTAGTGAATGGCGCAGAGGTCGATACCATTATTGATCCGTATACAACACCTGTTGCGTACTACGCATCGTATACGGCGAAGTTTAAAGAACAGTCTTATGGCGAATCTGAAATTTTCTATCAGCAATATGTCAGCAAGGTTCGCTCTGTACTCAACACCACGTTCACAAGGCGAATGCCTGACCCCTATAGCACTCCGTTCTAACTATGGCTGCGACAGAGCAAAAGAAAAGCTACGAAGTAGTCAAGAACTTCAAAGGTATCAATACCAAAGCTAACCGCACGGCTATTGATAAGGATGAGTTTGCGTGGCTAGAAAATGCCATGCCTATCGGTTACGCCAACCTCAAGATTGTTCCAACGTACACCACTGCGAACGTCACGTTTGCCAATACAGTAACTACTTTAGCATCTTGCAACATCAACAATGATGATCTTGCGCTAGGTTTTTGTGCGGACGGAAGGGCAGAATATGTCAACGTCATTGGTTACAGTAAAGGAAATGTCGCAACTACTGGTACGTTTTCTAATGGCGGTATTAACGTCACACAGTGGAAAAGCGAACGCATACTTATCGGCGATCCAAACAATGGTGTCTACACTTGGGATGGCACTAATCTTGTATCTATTGGATCAGTTGGATCAGTAGTTATTACCAATGGCGGCAGCAATTATGCCAACGTGCCTGCGGTAGTCATTAGCGCCCCGAATGAAACAGGCGGGATACAAGCAGAAGCACAAGCCTCGGTGTTGGCGAATGTGGTAACAGCGATTACCCTGACAGAAGCCGGATCAGGTTACACCTCGCCGCCTACGGTCACAATCTCCGGTGGTGGTGGCACAAACGCGACAGCAATTGCTAGTTTGTCTACGTTTAAAAAAGGCACGGTGTCGGTGCTGATTACAAACGGTGGTTCAGGCTACACCAACGCAGCTAACACGGTAGTCACGATTTCAGGTGGTGGCGGTACAAACGCAGCAGGTACGGCAGTGTTGGCAGGTGGTCAAATTACCCGTGTGGTGATGACCAATCCTGGCACGAACTACACCAACAACTCAAACATCACCGTAACCATTACGGGCGGGGGAGGCAGCAATGCGACAGCCAAAGCAGTCATCCTCACCGACCCCATCTCAGGCATCCAAACCTTTTCGGGCAGAACTTGGGTTAGTCAGGGAAGAACGGTTAGTTATTCTGCTGCTGGTAGCTACAGCGACTTTACAAGCGTTTCTGCTGGCGCACTTACTCTGACTGATTCGACACTGCACAGTAATATCGTGCAACTGTTGTCAGCCAATAACTTTTTGTACATCTTTGGTGAGGACAGCATTAACGTCTTCTCTGATGTCAGGGTGACCAATGTTGGCACAACGATTTTTACCAACACAAACGTCAGTGCGTCAGTAGGTACGCGCTTGCCTTACGGTCTGTTCCCGTATTTTCGTTCAGTATTATTTATGAATGAGTACGGGATGTACGCTTTGGTTGGCTCGACCACATCCAAGATTTCAGACCCGCTAGACGGTGTATTCCCGAACATTGACTTTACAACTGCCATTATTACGGCAGGTCAGGTGCTGCTGAATAACATTCTGTGCGCGGCGTTTAACATCCGGTACAACGACAACGGTACTTATCGGTATGTTCAAGCGGTGTTTTTTGATAAGAAATGGTTTTTTACCAATCAGAACACAGCAACCAAGTTGATTACGTCCATCCAAACAGGCGGCAAGATCAATTTGTACGGCACGACCGGAACAGACTTGTTGTATCTGTATTCCGATTCTGTAAGCACTGTGCCAAGTCTTATTGAAACGGCATTGATGCCGATGACTGATCCGATCAGGACAAAGCAGGCGCTAAAGATTGGTATTGAGGCAACTATCTCTGGTGGTGGCATTTTGCTAACAACGGTGGATAGCGAAACTAGCGCCAGCCCTGTTTATGAACTTGGCAATTACGTCAATTGGATTAATAATTTTGGAAATCCAATTTCTTGGCTTAATAATTCCTCTGCAATTATTTTGTGGATCGGTGGTCAGGGATTTGTGCTGTACAAAACAGACGCGCAGCAATGGGGTAAGTATCTTGGTATGACCGTTACTTCCAATTCATCAGCAATGGTGATTAACGGTTTTGAGTACGAACATGAATTGAGAGTGAGGTTCTAAATGCCAGTTCCAAATACATTTGCCAATGCAACAACGTCTATACCGTTGTCGCAATTGGATGCCAATTTTGCTACCCCGATCACGTTAGGCAATACTGCTATCCAGCTTGGCAACACGGTCACAACACTCAACAACATGAGTTTTGCGAATGTGACCATCACTAGCGTATCAACACCGATTACTGCTGCACAAGGCGGTACTGGTTTAACCAGTTTGACCGCAGAGAATGTGTTGATTGGTAATGGCGCAAATGCAGTCAAGGTTGTAGCGCCAGGCACTGCTGGTAACGTGCTGGTGTCTACGGGAACCACTTGGGCTAGCCAAGCACCAGGAGCAGCAAGCGGCAACGTCACCATTGGTAATACAACCATTGCGTTAGGTGGCACAAGCAGTTCGTTAGGCAATGTTACGTTAAACAATGCGACTGCGGGTAATGCCGTATCTGATAGCGCCAATGTAGTTGGCTATATCGGTCTGCCACAGAATAGCCAGAATGGTAATTACAACGTCGTGTTGGGGGATGCGGGTAAACATATTTATCACCCGACAGGCCAAGCAGCAGCGACTTACACTTTTCCTGCAAACTCTAACGTGGCATTCACGGTGGGTTCAGCGGTTACGATCATCAATGGTTCTGCCAACAACGTCACGATCTCTTTGACAACAGACACGCTGTATTTGTCATCAAATGGCGCAACTGGTAGCAGAACACTAACCCAGTGGGGTGTGGCAACCGCAGTCAAGATTTCTAGCCAAGTTTGGGTTATCTCTGGATCGAATATCACATGACAGGCATCCTACAAGCACTTTTGATGGGTTATGGCGCTGCTGGAGGCGGTGGCGGTTTAACCATCATCGAAACTTTCACATCGACAAAGGACTGGACTTGTCCAGATGGTGTCACGCAAGTGGACTATTTGGTGGTGGCAGGTGGTGGTGGTGGGGGCGGTGCAAGCCCCGGAGATTATTGTGCTGGCGGTGGTGGTGCTGGTGGCTTCCGTACTGGTACTGGTTTGTCTGTCACCGCTGGCACAACTTACACAGTGACTGTTGGCGGTGGTGGGAATGGTGGTGCGGCTGGTTCAAATCAAGGAAGTAGCGGATCAAATTCTGTTTTTTCTACGATTACATCTAATGGCGGTGGTGGCGGGGCAAAAGGACAACCAAGTTCAGGAACAATACAAGGGTCATCGGGTGGTTCTGGTGGTGGTTCTAGTTATAGTTCGCCCGGAGGGGCTGGTAACACGCCTTCAACATCTCCATCACAAGGAAATAATGGTGGAGCTGGAGCTATATTTAGCGCACAGTTTGGCGGGGGAGGTGGTGGTGGTGCGAGTGCAGTTGGTAGCGATGGATCAGGAACAAAAGGCGGTGACGGCGGCAACGGAACAGCATCTACGCTTTCAGGAAGTTCAGTAACCTATGCTGGTGGTGGTGGCGGTGGTGGTTATACAGCTCCTGCTTCAACAAATGCTGGAGCTGGTGGTACTGGTGGCGGAGCAAATGGCGGCGCTAAATCTACTGGTTCTAGTGCAACAGCAAATACTGGTGGTGGCGGCGGCGGTACTGGTTCTTCTGGAACTCCGAGCGCATCTTTCGCTGGCGGTGCTGGCGGCTCTGGCGTAGTCATCATT